CGATACCTGCCTGCCGTGAGGCTGTATCGACTCGCTGCATAATCATCACGGCGGCGTCTGCTACTCGCTGGACAGGATCGGGACCGGTAAGCATGTCCTGTATTGACTTTGTAGTCTCAGGAGCATGAATCAGGATGGTCGCCTTTGCAACGTAACGGTCGTAATCTTCTTTCGGATGCGACTGGCTAGGCTGTATCATACCATAGCTCCTTGAACCGGCTGATTTGGCGCGACTGGCTGTTGCGGGTTGAGTATTCTGTAATCCATCATTGCCTGAGCGGGGGCAGCGGATGCGTTCAAGGTTGACGGTGTAACTGGCGCGCCGGTTGTCTTGGTGAAGGCCCCTGAAGTAGGAGTTGAGTTGATGGGTGTTGTCCTCATCTCTTTTAAGCGGTTCTCCTCCGCCCTTTTTGCAGCGTCATTTGCTGCATCCCCGGCGAGTACAGCCTTTGCCATACCCCCAATTCCTGACAATGCGGTAGTAGCGAGAAGCTGCGTCCCTGTGGTCATCCCTGTTGCTGCGGCAGCTGGAGCTACTCCTGGTACAAGCCCGCCTGTTCCGAGTCCCAAACCTCCAGAACCTACGGTCATACCAGCGGGTGCAGTACTTATCCCGGTCCCGAGTGTCCCTGTGACTCCCCCGACGCTGGCCGGGGCTATCCCACCGGCTGCTGTGGTGCCGCCGATTGTACCTGTGGTACCGAGTGTCGCGGTTGGTGCTGCAACTCCTACGGCAGCAGGTGCCATTATAGCCCCGCCTATTCCTCCGGCAATACCTCCGACCAGGCCACCTATCAAGATCCCTTTCAGAATGTTACCACCTGTGATCGCGGCGGTGATCCCACCAATTACCGCCCCGGCGACTGCGCCGATGATAACGCCACCCACGACCGCTGCGGCTGTCCCTGCCAATCCTATTGCCGTCCCTACTGAAATAGCAGTCGCTATGAATGACATGGTTTACTCCTCTATTCGTAGTGTTTCAACAACGTGGTTCAGAAAACAGGCATCGTAATCATCGCAAACCATTTCTCTTTCGATCTCTTCCAGGTCAAGGCTCTGTGTCGCGCATACATTAGTCCAGATGACCTCGCTGTGAGTGTAAGCGGCCTTCTTGGTGCCTGGAGGTGATACAAACGTACATGGTGCCACCAGACGAACCTTGCCGGTTTCCGTTACAACCGTAATTTCGCCCTTCATCAGGAAATTCAGCATTTCGTGCTTGTGGATCTTCCCGATGACGATGGTATTCGCGGGGATAGTGACCTCCCTGGCATAAACTCCATTGGCGAACCGATGAATAAGAGGGCAATCAGCCTGCGGCATCTGAAGCATGCCTTCCTGCATGAGCATTACCGACTTGCGGAAGTCATAACCAGTGGCGAGTGAATCCATGTGAACCGGTAAGGTTTCCATCATCCACCAGCGAAGTTGGCACCGGAAGTATCGCCCCATCCGACATTGTTACCAATCAACGGGGCGGCAGGAGCGGGACCGGTAACTACACCATTTGAAACCGGGGCTCCTGTGGGAGACACCCCGGAGGTGTTGACAGTAGGCCAGTCCAGTTTATACCCGTACAGTGTGGCAATCGTCTGAAGAGTGGTGTTCTGCCTCCCCATCAAGTCGGCAATTGCCGTAGCTTTTGCATCTCCGCTGAGAACTGTATCCGGTGTGCGCTGGATCTGTGAAATCTCCGATTGTGTCTGCTGGATAACCGGTGAGGATGCTTTGGTGAACTCATCCCGTCCCGTGGCGTCAAGTCTTGTAAGGTCGAGCGCAATCCGGTCGTTCTGTAAAGCGGTGTTGGCAGCGATGTTCTGCTCATTCTCTTTGGTACGATACCCGAAGTTTTCAGCCTGCTGCGCGGAGTCGAGCAAGGATTTGTACCCGGTGAGGTTTGTATCCTGCATGGCATTCTGAGCTGACTGTCCGGCATTGGCTTGGATGGTAGAGTCCTGTTGCGCGATAGGCAGGGCAGCGTCGATTGCAGCACGTTCGGATGTTCCAGCAGCCATAGATGTATTAATCAACCCTCTACTGTTGGCCTGCTCCATGCCCCTGTTTCTGGCACTCTGGATGTATGGACTTTCCTTGCTCAAAAGAGTATTGAGCTGGCCTGCTACTGTTTCATCTACGCCTATCGCCCTGGGGACTACGGCGGTAGGGGGGATAACTGATGCGACGGTACCCGGAGCAGTTGTTGCTAGAGGGGCAGGGGAGGCTATCGGAGCGACCGGTGCGGGAGTGGTGCCGACGTTACCAGCCTTAATTTGTCCGAGAGCATCCGTCAGCGTGTACCCGTTGGGGTTCGGTGTCTTACCTACCACAGCACCCAGCATGTCAGACCCAGTAGGCAAAGGTGCAGCCATTGTGGTATTCAGTCCAGATATAGCGCTTCCAATCAGGCCGGTTGTCATTTGTCACCTCTTAACGAATCATACGCCTTGGACTATAGTGAATCAAAAGACTGTTGATAGTGAATTCTGGCACATAATCTGCCGTACCGTTTATGAAGATTGCTACGTTCTCGGCGGTGCCTTCCATTTCGGCCTCGATAGGTTCGTATCGGTTGGCATCCCAAAAAAAGTTATCCCAGACGATTGAATCCCATCTAACCTGTCCTGTATATTGACTGTAAGGCGTGTTTCCCGGCTGGTTGTATTCGTGGGAATCATACCCCAAGATATAGGCAAAGTCAAAGACTGCTATCGCTGAATAATCACTTGAAACTTCCAAAGCTGCTTTTCTGAATCTCTTGAGTGTACGGGGACTTTTGGCATTGGCATAATTGAGCGTTAGGTTGTATTCAATATCCGCCCCATCAAAAGACGTACCCTTTTCCATCTGGTAGACCATGCCGTTTGTGGACCCGAAGTAAATAACATCCGTGCCATCGTTCTTCTTGCCCTCGTAGCAGCAAAATATGGGATTTGGGAAGAGGACCGGCATGCACCCCAGAAGTTTGTTGTTGATTATGGTTATAAACAGAGCCCATCCGTCGGAGAAAAATACCCGATACTGACTCTTCCGTCTGCAAAGTGTCGCATAAGACAGCTTACTGGCATGTTCGTCAATAAACGGCTGTATCTGCGTTGTGAGGGCTGCTTGGTTGAAGTTCCCGTACTCTTTAGCCGCTGTTACTGAATTGACGCCCCTATCATCAAATACATACGTTTGCGCCATATCAGCAGCAGAAAACGGAGAAGCCCCGCACCCGTTATTGTAAGGAACTAACGTCCAATTGCTGAAGCTCCCGTCATACAAGGCTCTTTGGTAGAGGATGCTGGTATTGCTACGGTTGAAAATGGCAATTGCGCTGGAGTTCTCATTGCCAGGCATAGAGATAATACCGGTTACAAGGTCGCCTGTGGCTATCTCCCCCGCCCCCCCAAGAGCAGTGAAGTCATACGGTAGCCCGGGCGTGCTGAACATCACTGAGGAGCCAATAGACACGAACAGATACCCTTTGTGATAGGCTATGTGAGTTGGCGTGTCAGGTATGGCAGCGGTTGAGATAAGAACCAGCACTTCCCCGTCAAATTCAAAGCACTGGTTCACTCCGTCGCATCCGTACAGTCTTTTTGTTGCAGCACTACCAGCAAAGTTGACATCAGCAGTAAACTCGAACTTGCCACCTGGTAAAAGCTCTTGCGCAGTCTGGACACCTGAAAGTGTGACGTTTATCCCCCCGATAGTGGCGGCGGCTCTTGCAAAGTTACCACCGGCGAGAGTCGTAATTACGAACTGACCGGCGGCATCCGATGCTAACCAATCGCCTGAAGTCCTCACAACCCGCTTAATGACAGCAGTTACCCCGCCTTGTGTGAGTGTCGCACCCTCTGCGGGAACTGTTGCCCCACCAGCGGTGAACGACACCGTTTTGTAAAGAGGGACATTGACCCACCCCGAAGATGATGATTTGTAAATGCCCAGGGCCGTAGAATCTACATTGTCTCTGAAACCGTAGACAATATCGTTAAACTCAACTACCCCACGAACAGGCCCAGACCCCGGTACGGCTTCAATGTCCGCCCGGTAAATATCCGCTACGGCGTTTTTGATAATGGCGTCAATCAATGGAGTTGCTGGCCCACCCGTTACATCAGTCAATGTGCCTATTGCCGTGGCACCAACTGCAACTGTTTCCGATACTGCCCACGTCCCTGTAGACTTGGTTATTACTATCGTAAGCCCGTCGATGTAAGATATGACCCCTGTGGCCCCGCCACTGGCTGTGAGGGTATTTCCCACAACAGGGACGTTTGTGTATGACGCGACTGTGAGGTATCTGTGTAAACCGCTGTCGGCTGAATCTGCGGGTGAAGGACTCCCGTCGAATCGCTCGTATCCTGCAATTCGCTTGTAACCGCCTGTCACTGAGCACTCAAAATTGAGTGACTGCCGAGCATAGCCATTGGGAAGCAAGAGGGATGGCGTGATTTGATCGAGTCCACCCTTCAGGATGATAGGGTCTATGCTGACCTGCGGGAGCTGTTCAGTCATATCAAACTATCCCCTACGCCGATAATGGGAGAATACTTCTGAAGCAGGCGACTTTTGAGTTTGGCAAGTTTCTCTCTGCCCCGGCTTAATTGCTCACTGGCCACGTTGAAATAACCGTATGAAATCATGGTTTCGTAGACGATAATCATGTGAAATTCAGCCGGGATGATAGGAACATCGGTGGCAAGCGTCAATTCCTGCGGGGAACGGTAATACTCTCCGACAATGGTGTAAACTCCGTCAGGCTTGAAACCGAGGACAAGATTGTCGTCAGGGTCAATCACGATATCTGTTGGCTGGTTTCTCTGCGTCCTGAGTGAGTTGAACAGGTAGTGATCCCTGAACTCCGAGTAAACTTTCCAATGAGTAAGGAACTGCTCATTGGCGATACCATCTGCCGTCCGGTACACCCTGAATGAATCGTTCTTCCACTTGGAGAAGTCAGGGATTGACGCGGCAGTTGCGGAATAAGACTGAACATCAGCCACCGTGTTGACAGAGAACGGCTTACGCATAAAGCGCCAGTCT